AAAGCAGGAACTTACGCAGCATTTAAAACAGGTGCTGTATTGATTGAAGAACAATATGCATATTTTATATATGCAAGTTTTTTTGATTCTTTAAAAAATAAAGAATGGAAAGAAGATAGAGGAAAAACTGCAGAACATATGACAAGATTATTTAAAGCTGAATTTGGTTTTGGCAAAAGATTTCCAAAGAAAAAAGGAGATAAAGAATCTTATTCTCCAGTAAATGTTGTTAAATTATCTTTAGATAAATTTCCGGAATTATTATCTGATGAAAAACCTGAACCAGAGATAGTTAATACTCGACCTCAAAAGGATATAATGTAATGATTAAAAAAATATTTGGTCCTCCAGGTACAGGTAAAACAACTACATTATTAAATTTAGTGGATGAGTATATTAAAAAAGGTACTGATCTAAATAAAATAGGTTATTTTGCATTTACTAGAAAAGCAGCTAATGAAGCTAAAGACAGAATGTTAGAAAGAAATCCAAACATAAATAAAAAAGATTTAAAATATTTTCAAACACTCCATTCATTTGCATTTCATACATTAGGTATGAGTGAAGATAGGGTTATGCAACCAGTTCATTATGAACAATTAGGTGAAGAATTAAATTTAAGAGTAACAGATACAGGTGATGACTCAGGTTATTTAAATTTTAATAGTGAATATTTTAAATTAATTAATAAAGCTAGAGTTAAAAATATATCTCCTGAAGAAGAGTTTAATACGAACGAATGGAGTGATGAGGTAGATTATGAAACTTTAGGTCATATTTATTTAAACTATAATCATTTTAAAGGTGACATTTTATATGATTTCAATGATATGATTACAAAATTTGTAGATGAAAAAGAAAAATGTAAAGAGTTTGATGTAGTATTTATAGATGAAGCTCAAGATTTATCTCCAATACAATGGGAGATGTTTGATGTATTAAAGGAAAAATCAAAAGATATTTATTTAGCGGGTGATGACGACCAAGCAATTTTTGCCTGGGCTGGAGCAGATGTTAAAAGATTTTTAAATGAACCTGGTGAAGAAATTGTATTGCCTTATTCAAATCGTGTACCAAAAAATATACAAGATTTATCTAATGTTATAGTTGGGAGAATAAATACAAGAAAGGAAAAAGAGTACCGTGCAAAAGATGGATCACCTGGAAGTGTAGAGTTTATTTACAATATAGAGCACATAGATTTAACTAAGGATAACTGGTTAATATTAACTAGAACTACATATAGATCAGATGAAATATCTAAACAATTAAGATCAAATAATTTATATTTTAAAGATAGATTTGGTAAGAGCTTTAATACAAGGCTTTATAGAGCAATATTAAATTTTAGTGAATTATGTAAAGGTAATACAATAAATTTAGCAGATGCTAGAGAGATACATGAATATTTACCCGACAATCCATTCTTTAATTTTAAAGAAAATAAACAATACTATAACATGGATGATTTTGGTTATGGTAAAGATGCGCTCTGGTATAATTTATTTACAAGAGCCGACCAGGACGAATGTTTTTATATAAGGACAATGTTGTCTAATGGAAATAGATTATCACAACCACCGAGAATAGAAGTATCAACTATTCATGCAGCAAAAGGTGGTGAATGTGATAACGTTATTTTAGTTTTAGATAATGCTAGAAAAATTAGAAAGTCTGTTGAAATTAATATTGAAAAAGCAGATGAAGAACACAGAGTTTGGTATGTTGGCGCAACTCGTGCCAAAGAAAACCTATACTTATTAAAGCCAAAGAAGGAGCGTTATGGCTATTCTTTGTAGTTTTAAACCGAACGGGATAGAGGGAAAATTTCCATGGAGAGTGGTAGCTTCAGGCCTTAACAGGCGGAGTTGGTTCGGGGCCTTCGATTCCCAAATTATCTTAACATCCCCGTTAAATCAACAACTACCACATTATAAAGGAGAAAAATGACAGACAATAGTATATTTGACGATATTAAAAAAGCAGATGAAAAGCAAATTGGAGGATCTCACTATAAGCAGTTTTTTATACAGCCGTGGACTTTCATAAGAAAGAATGGTTTGAATCCATTTCAAGCGAATGTAATAAAATATGTTTGTAGGTATTTGTTTAAAGGTAAAGCAATGGAAGACTTAGAAAAAATAAAACATTATTGCGATTTAGAAATAAATCATTTAAAAGAAGAGGAAAAGAATGACAAAAAAAGAAAGAGGTAGACAGTGGGATGGTCGTAGTAGACCACCTAGTGATTTATATAAAAAAAATTTTGACGAAATATTTAACAAGAAAAAAGAAAAACCTAAACAACATAAAAAGGATAAGTAATGAAAGTACCACTATTTACAGCACAAACTGAATGGGTTGAACCCGAAGAATTTCCTGATTTAAGGTCTTATGATGAAATTGCAGTTGACTTAGAAACAAGAGATCCTGATCTTTTAATAAAAGGTTCTGGATCTGTAATAGGTAATGGTGAAGTAATAGGTATTGCAGTAGCTGTTTCAGGTAGAAAATTTTATTTTCCAATTGCTCACGGATCAGGGAGCAACATGGATCGAAAAAAAGTATTAGCATGGTTTGCAGATACCATGGCTTGTCCAGCTATAAAAATATTTCATAATGCAATGTATGACGTATGTTGGATACGTAATTTAGGTATAAAAATCAATGGTTTAATAGTAGATACTATGATTGCAGCATCATTGATTGATGAAAATAAATTTGCCTATTCATTAAATGCATTGTCATGGGAATATTTAGGTCATGGTAAAAATGAAACTGCTTTAACTGAAGAAGCAAAATCTAGAGGACTGGATCCTAAAGCAGATATGTGGAAGTTACCTCCGATGTATGTTGGTGCTTATGCAGAAAAAGATGCTGAACTAACTTTAGAGTTATGGCAAAAATTTAAATCAGAAATTATTTTACAAGACATTGAATCTATATTTAATTTAGAAACAGATTTATTTCCTTGTTTGGTTGATATGAGATTTAAAGGCGTTCGTGTCGATAGCGAACGAGCTCATATATTGAAACAACAATTAGTTGCACAAGAAGAAGAATTACTGCACCAAGTAAAAAAAGAAACAGGAGTAGATGCTCAAATATGGGCAGCAAGATCGATTGCCAAAGTGTTTGACAAACTTTCTTTAGATTATTCCAAAACTGAAAAAACACAATCGCCATCCTTTACTAAAAATTTTTTACAGGAGCATTCACATCCTGTAGTACAGATGATAGCAAAAGCCAGAGAAATAAACAAGGCTCATACAACATTTATTGATACTATCTTAAGATATGGACATAAAGGTAGAATTCATGCAGATATAAATCAAATTAGATCTGACCAAGGTGGGACTGTAACTGGAAGATTTAGTTATTCTAATCCTAACTTACAACAACTGCCAGCAAGAAATAAAGATTTGGGTCCTATGATAAGAAGTTTATTTTTACCAGAAGAGAATCATACCTGGGGTTGTTTTGACTACTCACAACAAGAACCTAGATTGGTTGCACATTATGCAGCATTACATAAATTTCCATCAGTGTATGATGTTGTTGATGCTTACAATGATAATCCTGATACAGACTTCCATCAAACAGTTGCTGAAATGGCTAACATACCTAGATCACAGGCTAAGACAATTAACTTAGGTTTGTTTTATGGTATGGGTAAAACTAAACTACAAGCAGAACTTGGTGTCACTAAAGAAAAAGCTGATGAATTATTTAATCAGTACCATGCTCAAGTACCTTTTGTTAAACAATTAATGAACTCTGCATCTAATAGAGCTCAAAGTCATGGACAAATAAGAACTTTACTTGGTAGATTATGTAGATTTCATCTGTGGGAACCTAATATGTTTGGTATGCACAAAGCTTTGCCTCAAGAAGAAGCACTCAGAGAACACGGACCAGGGATTAAAAGAGCTTATACATACAAAGCTTTAAATAAATTAATTCAAGGATCCGCTGCAGATATGACTAAAAAAGCTATGATAGATCTATATAAAGAAGGTATTGTAGCACATATACAAATCCATGATGAATTAGACTTATCAATAGAATCAAAAGAACATGCAGATAAAATTATTGAAATTATGGAAAATGCTGTTAAGCTAGAAGTCCCTAATAAAGTTGATTATGAATCTGGTGAAAATTGGGGAGATATATATGGGTAATTACTATGAATTTAAAATGGGATTTAAAAAAACAATTAGATGAGCACAGAAAACAAAAATCTGCAACTGCTCAATTAAGAAAACGAAGCAAAGATTCTATCGCTAGACCAAAGGCGGAGAAAAACATTACATCTACAGACCCTAGACTACAAGGTATATAAAATGTTTGACAATTTTATGTACAAAGTTTTAGGTGCTATTGATAACTTTTTTTTAAAAATAGAAAAATTATTTACTAAGAAGAGGAGGAAAAGATGAGTAAGAAGTGTAAACAATGTGAAAAAGAATTTGCAGCAAAAGATGAATTAGATATTTTTTGTAGTCAGGATTGTAAAGAGGAGGCATTAGCAGAATTAGATTCAGGTTCTGATGAATGTTTGTCATGTCAATAATGGAGTGTGATCTCATGGATTACAGATTTACTGCTATATTAATTATTGCTATGTGTTTATTAGCTATATTTGGTGGACCGGTTAGATGAAAAAACCATTGACGATTTCTGAAGAGGCGTCAGTGCAGATGCCAATGAAGACGGTTGCCAGTTTGATCGCGCTCGTTGCAATCGGCACATGGGCTTATTTTGGTTTAATTGAAACACAAAATCAACATCATACTAGATTACAATTAATGGAATC